TATAGTTTCCATAGTAGCATCAAAAGCTAGCTCTTGAGCTATGGCAGATGCTAAAGCATCTTTTCTAGTTCCTTTAGTCGATGCACCTACTTTATCACCTAAGAAATACTCAACCCATTGTTCTTTAGTTATTTTCTTTTTTGTAAACAAAGGATTGTTGTCAGGTCTTAACGGTTTGCCTGTCTCAGGGTTGATTAGAGGCTCTATAAACGGTTCAAATCTTTTATTGAATGTAGACTGTGATATGTAATCATATAACATCTCCCAGCGCGGCATTGTTTTTGTATTACCATCTGCGTCTTTAAAAGTTATATCACCTTCAATAAACTCTTTATACTTAGCTCTAGTTCCTATATCATTTTTAATATCTTTAAATAATAAAGTATTAAAATCTTTTTTAAGTGCTTCTTTAAAATTCTTATTAGATACTTCAGGTAGTTTAGCTCCAAATACTTTTTTAACAGAGTCAACTACTTTGTTATATATCTTACCACCTTTTTCAATACCTAATCTAGTTCTAAGATTATCAATACCTTTTTTCTTAGCATTTAATGATCTATCAACTGCAGCTTCTATATCACTAGCTGTATCACCTTCAATAGTTTCAGCAACTGTTCTACCTTCTTCACCTAGCTTTTGATCTGTAGATATTTTAGTACCTGGTGTTTTTTCTTTTTGTCTTTTTGCTTTTTTAGCAACATCACCTACTTTTCTACTTATATAAGAATTAACCCATCCAAATAAGCTGTCTTGCATTTGTGGATCAAAGTTAAGCATATGCTGTCCTATCTTATCTCTAGCATCACTTATAAACTCTTCTCTAGCTTGACCGAATATATCTTTACCAGAGGCCATTTTAGCTATTATAAGACCATCTAAATCACCATTCATAAGTGCATTATAAGCTTTACTAAAAGCTCTGTTCTTGTCAGCACGCCACTCTGCCTTAGTCATGGTATACTTACCATCTTTATTTCTTTGACCTGGAGCATCATTTAAAGTATCTTCAACTTTATTTTGCTCAGCTTTAGTCATAGACTTTTTAGCTTGGCTAGTTTCAGAAACAACAGGAGCACTTTCAGCTATAGTCTTTGTTAAGCCACTTAGCTCTCCGGTCTCAAAAGATTGATTAAAACTAGTTAACATGTCAAACACGTCTTTACCAGTTTTTATTTGACCAGATCCATCGTTAAACTTTTGGAATCTACCAAACATTTTATTGTGTAAGGTTCTATCAGCTTCTAAATTATTTTGTCTCATGAAGTCACTTAGTCTAGCTAGATTTTCTTCAGCTACTAAAGTAGAATTAGTTAAATTACCTTTTGAATCATACTTACCATAAAGTTCTTTTGTTTCTAAAAATACTTCATAAGCTTTACCATAATTCTTTTTAACATAACTTTCAAGATCTTTAACCAAACCAACGGCGTCTGGATTATTTTCCATGAACTGCTTGAATAAAGTATGATGGCCTATTTCATGTGATTGAACAGTGGTATTACTTCTATTTAAAGCAAAGGTCATTGGAAGATCTAGCTTTTTAGTAGTTTTAGTACCATCAGGTGAAGTAGTTTCAACAGTTAAGTTATCACCAAAAGCAAAGCCATTAACAGTAGAATCACCTCTTGAAGCTTTCTTAGCGTCTTCAAAAGTCATTTTCATTTGTTCTTTAACTTGGTTCTTTTCTTCTGCAGTTAAATCTTTTCTAGTATCTACATAATCTAAACCTGCTTGTAGTGCTTCTTTATTGTTGTTACCAACAACCATTTCAACTTCACCTAGTAAATTGTTTTTAGCTCTATAAGCATTTGAAAACTTTCTAGCTCTAGTTTTATCTGCGTTCCATTCTGCATTACCTACTACAGAGTTTTTAAAAGCTTCTAAGCCTACTAGTTTAACTTGTTGTTCGTTTATTAGCTCAGCAGCTACTTTAGGATCTAAAGCTGTATTGTCGTTTATTCTGTCTATCTCTGCTCTTACTTTATGCTCAGCATTGTAAGTATCAATTAATGCTTGTCTATCTGTCTTAGTGTAAGAAACTATATTTTTTCTTGTTTCACTTTGGCTGTCAAGTTGTTGTTGTGCTAAGTTATGTAATCTATTTTCAGATAATTTTTTAGCAGACACTATTTCAGAGTGTTTATCAGTTTTAGGCGTTAAACCGCTTAATTGCGTTTCAAAGTTTTTTATTTGATTACTCAAATTTAACATCTCCATACCACGCTTTGCTATTTTAGCGTTTGCATCTGGACCTCTAAAAGCAGTATAAGTTTGAGCAAGTAAACCAGGTGATTGCATTGTTCCTGACATTACTAAACCTGACATCATAGACTCAGTTACACCATCTAGCATAGAAACATCTTTGTTTCCTAGTATATATATCTCAGCAGCGTTTTGAGATAGAGTAACCGCACCTTCACCAAGAGATTCACCAGGAATACCTTTAGCAAAATCTCCAGCTGCTTCTTTTAAATTAATCCATCTTTGGTTAATTTTATTGGTGACAGGCATGCCTTTTTTAAGACCTTTGCTTAGGTCAAAAGCTTTTCTTAAATTCTTAGCACCTAGTTTGAAGTTTCCTAAAGTAATTTTCTCACTAGCGTATTCTGCTATACCATATATACCAGCTGTTCCGTAAAACTGTAAAGCGTTTATATCTTCTGGTTTTATCTTATAAGTATCATCATCTCCTAAAGGATTAAAACCAAACTCTTTTTTAAAATCATTTATATATTTAACTTCTTTTTCGTCCCACTTCTCACCTTTCATTCTTATTTTCATGTCATGCATCTGATTACCAGATTCACTTAGTGAAGATAGAAGTAATCCTCCTCCACCTGGTATAACTATAGACATACCAGTATTTAATATTTGACCAGTAAGCATTTCAGTGCCCCATCTCATAGCTTGACCCACACCTTTAATATCGTCGTATCTTTGTGCAGGTCTATTTCTATTTAATAATTCTTCCCCGTAAGAGTAAGACTTTTCTATTAAATTGTCTGCAAGATTATCTTCTAATACTTCTTTAGCTATTTTAGCTGTTAAAACAGCTCCACCTTTTTCTCCTAATACGTCGTTACCCCACTCAACCCATTGTTGATTTATAGTGCCATCTTCATTTTTAATATTAACTCCAATATGCTCTAACAAATTAACAGTGTTTAATTCAGTGGCTAAAGAACTTAATCCACTTATTATTCTAACAGCGCTATTTTTAAATATATTTTCATGAACTTCTAAAGTGTTATAGGTTTTTTGAGTTTTATCTATAATTTCTTGAGCTGTAGATCCTTCAAACTTAATATCTCCTAAATAATCTAGGTCTGCTTGCATATTTTTCTGGCCTAATATAACATTTTTTCTTATAGAATTAAATTGATCAACATCTTCTTGGGTTGCTGTAGGGTCGCTTTCTATTTTTCTCTTTAGCTTAACCATCGCAGCTTGCTGAGTTATTAAATTAGCACTTTGTTTTTCAACATTATTTATTATTTCGTAAGCTCTATAATCACTTCCTATTTTCTCTAGCTCTAATAATCTACCTAAATCTTCTTTATTTTTTTTGTAAGCATCTCTTGAAGAACCACCTAACCCTATGGCTTTATCTAAGTCTTTGTCAAAAAACTTTTCAGCTATAAAAGTCTGAGCACCTGTTATAGGATTACCTTTAATTACTAAATTAGCCATGTCATTTAATAATCCAACTCCTTTTTTATCTTCAAATTCTGATAAAATTCTATCTTCTTCGTCTCTAGTTTCTTTTGAGTTTTTCTTAGTTTCAAATATTGTATTAAACTTATCGTTATAATTTGCTTTTTCTAATACATCTATAGAAACTTTATTAAATAAACTATTATCTTTTTTATAGTCTTCGTAATTAGGCACATAAGTGTACTTGTCAGGATCTTTTTCTACTTTACTTATATCTGAAGTAGGTGTTAAACCTATTTCATTAGCAGCAGAAACTAAACCGCTCATAGACTTGCCAAACTCCTGTGCTTGTAGGCTTTCTTTAACAAACTCTTCTCCTTCAATGTTAAAGTTTTGCATGCCTTCAGGTAATATTATTTTTTGATCTTCAGCTACTTCATCATTATAAGTAGATAAATCTCCACCTGTTTTTCTAATTTCAATAGCTTTGTCACCAAAAAACTTATTGTCAGATATTTCTTCAGCTATATCTTCTTCAGTTGGAATATTACTTTGCTGAATATTTTTCATGGCTTGAGCAGCTGCAATTTTATCTTCAGATCCTTCAACATCTAGCAAATCTAAAAACTCTTGCTTTTGTCCTTTAGCTGTTTCAAGCGCAGCTAATCTCTGAGTGTCACTTGTTATGTTATCGTTTCTATACTCAGGATCTTCTAAAAGCTTTATGTAACCATCAAATCTTTTATTTATAGTTTCTTCATCAAATAAAGCTGGATCTTCTGTATCAAACTGGCTAACAACTTCTTCTTCTTCAGGTTTATTACCTTCTTTTAATTCAGAAAAATATTCAACTTGAAAGTTTTCTTTGTCGCCAGTATATAGACCATCTGATATAGCCGTATCAGCAACAGTATCAGCATAACCTTCTTCAGTTTTTAATCTATTTTTAAAATCTTCAAAAGTAGTTTGACTTAGTAATTCTTCTTCTACTAGTATTGTATATAGCTTATTTAACTTATCTTTCATTAATCAAGTTTACCTTTACCTCTTCTAGTTATATTTTGTTTTCCAGTTGGGAATATATCATTAACTATAAACTCTGTATAAGCATCGTTTAAATTAACTTGTTTTGACTTGTCCCAAGGGTCTATATCATTTATTACTCCTTCTCTTTTTAAAAACTCCCATAATTCTTCCTCACTTGGAACAGACCCACTACCTGTTAAATTTCTAAAACCATTATTCATGTTAGTATTTAAGTAGCCAGCAATAACTTTTCTAGCTTCAACAGGATCCGTAAACGTAAAAGATTCTGTGGTAACTATTTCTTTTGGGTTATCTTTGCTCACAGGCTTATTAGGATCAAAACTTGGATTAGGTGAGGTTACTGATCCTTGGCCTTTATAATCTACCTGTATCTTATCTTTTAAAGCGTTACCTATTGATTTACCAAATTCTATAGTTTGTGCTTCCATATTTGGATTAATTGATTTCCAACCACCAGTACCTTTTTTTCTTAAGTTTTCAGCGTAATCTCCAACAACTATCGTATGTTCATTTTGACCACCAGCACCTTTTCCTGTTATTTGATACTTGCCATCTTTATTTTTAGATAAAAGAACATCAGAATTACCACTTGTTATACCGTATTTAAATAAATCCTCATCATCATCATAAGTACCTATTAATCTATCTTCTTCTTTAGCTAAATCATAAGCTTCTAGATCAGCATCCATAGCACCTATAGCCATAGTTAAATCGTTTAATTGGCCTGTTAGGTCATTATCTAGAGTTTGAAAATATATCATGTCTTCAGGAGTTCCATCTGGACTATAAGCCTTCATATAAGCATCACTAATTTGTCTAGCGTTGTTTTCTATTTCAGCTATTATCTGCTTATCTAAACTAGGATTTACTTTAGCTATATCTTTAGCTATATCTTTATATGCCTGTGACTCAGCTAAAGATTCTTTAGTTAGCATTTTCATACCCAGCTTTTTAGCTAATGACGCTTTTGTAGCTTGATCGTAAAGCTTAGAACCTTTGTCAGCTATGTCTTTAGTAAACTTAGCGGCTTGCATACCTCTAGGATCTCTTATAATTGCTCTTTTACCTATCCTTCCGCCTGATCTTCTTTGTGTTGCCATAATATATTTTTTTAACCTCCAAATAGTCCAGAAATTTGACTCATTGCCTCTGGGTTAGACATAATACTTTGAGCCATTTGCATTGTTCCACCAACTCCAGCTTGTCCACTTGCCTGTTGAGCTGTTCTAGCGTCCATTTCTTTTTGCTCTAACCTATCTAAGTTGCCTATTTCAAAATTTATTTTATCTAAATCTTGTTGTATCATTTCGTCTTGTCTTAATTGTTCACCTCTAGCAAACAGTTGTTGATTAGTAGCTTCTTGTTTTTGTATGTCAGCTGAAATACCTTGTTTAGATTTAGCAGCTTCTCTAGCTAGTGCAGTAGCACCACCAGCTCCAAAACCTCCAGCTTGCATAGCATCTAAAGTATTAGCAAGTGATTGATCTACCTGTTGAGCTTGAAACTCTGCAGCCTCTGTAGCTACAGCTAAATTAGCATAGGGATTTCTAACTTCTGCTCTATTAGCCATTAATTTTTGAACATCTTCTTCTTTCGCTAGTCTCGCTGTTTCTAATTTGTCAGCAATTCCTTTTTGTTTTCTATTTTGTATAAAACCCATAACCATAGGTGTAGCAGCTGCAGCTAACTGCATATAACCCATCATATTTCCACCACCGCCACCAATACCAGTGCTAGCTGAAGGATTTGTAGTGTTGAGTGGACTTACATTTAATGAAAGATTAGGTTGAGAATTTTGAAAAGCATTTCCACTGCCAAGAAGACTAGTAGAACTTCCAAGTCCCTGCGTGGAAAATGTACCAGGTTGATAACCTAACGAGCCACTACTTAGTGTGCCATCCTTCCTTAAGTTAGCTCTTTTATTTTTTCTATTGTTATTGTTATTTAATAAACCCATATTTTAATTTTAATAAGATGACATAACATATTCAGATCCTACAGCGAATAGCTCTTTTGTTCCGCCAAAGTCTGTAGTCTCGTCTGTTGTTAATTTTAATGTAGTAAAATATCCTTTTATGCCGCTAGCTTCAGGACCTATTATTATTTCACCTGGTTGAGCGGTAGTAGCATTTATAACGTTTGCTACATATCTATTTTCTTTTAGATCAAAACCTGCTCTTTGAGGTGATCCATCTTCTATGTAAAGACCTTCATCATAGCTTTTTATTACAGCTGTTTGATCTTCATAAGTATTGTAATTTAAACCAGGAGCTTGTAATGCTCCAGTTTGATCAGAGATCATGCTAGATACCTCCCAACCATTTGTGCCTTCATAGTTAACCGTTTTAAAAGTTTTAACGATGTTAGGCTGGGCGTTAAAAACAAATTCAATAGAAGATTTTACAGGATTGTTTCCGTAAAAACTATTTCTAAACACGTTACTAGCGTTATGTAGCCATAGATTAGTTTGATTAGTAGTATAAAATCTATTAAATAAGCTTTTAGCATTATAAGGTCTATAATCATAAAAAGTAACCCACCCTAAAACTTTTTCATCAAAAACTAAGGTGTTGTAAGTACCTTGCCTTTTTTGCAAGCTAACTAAATAATTGTCATTATAAACGTCATAAGCTCCTATAATTGAATCTTGCTCATAAGTAACAAAAGTAGCTTTAGGACTAGTTAAAGAGCTTAAGTCAATAGGGCATAAATCAGTTAATTGAACGTCACCTGTTAATAAGTCTACATTTCTAACATAGCAACCAGTATCTATACCATTTATAAAAACAGCAGAGCCTATAGGTATATCTGTAAAAGTATCGTCTCCTGGTTGGCTAATTGTTATAAAAGGTTGTCCAGGTGCTATAGGCTGGTTAACTGGAGAGTTGCTCCAAGCTGGTGATTGTGTACCGTCTAAGTCTCTAGTAACACTTGTTGTATAGACATTATCATCTATTTCAGCTAATTTGTCTCTAAAAAAATCAGCCATACCATAACTACTTATTTCAGTTAGTCCATTATCAGAAAGCCTTAATACTACATTTCTATTTTTATCAGTAAAGTATTTTCTTCTACCAAACTTAGCAAATGAAAGAGGATTCCTACTAATACCATATTCACCTACAAATGGAATTATTTCCCCTATTACAAGATTTTGTGTGCTAACGTTTGCACTTCTTCCTTCTGCCGTATATATAACATTTTTGTCAACCATTGCTCTACTAACCTTGTTTTCTTGAAATATTAACAACTTAGTATCTTCACTATATAGCTTTTGTATAGAACCATATTGCTCAGGAGCTGCAAATGTTATGCTTTGTGCTGAAGAAAACACATTAGTTTCATTTACGTTTGTTTTAGAATTAAATAAACCAGAATATATGATATTATTTCTTCTAGTTACAGACGTATATTCATCATCTAGTAAATAAGCTTTAACACCATAATCAGTAGAAGCACCATTAAAAGCACCTTTTATTCTAGACTCTTCAATTATCCAGTTTAAAGACGAGTGGTTAGCAGTTGGTGATAAGTTTATATCAGGCCTATTATCAGGTAAAGGAGAGACATTTGACGTTGTAGCATAATTTAAATATCTAGTAGAGTTACTTGTATTATCATAACTATGGTAAGGAACGCCTGGCCAATTAGGTATTTTAGATATACTACCGTAACCATCCGTAGGATACTGAGACTCTGTAAACTCGTTATTAGTCTTTTTAGCCCAAAAAGAATTAAAATATGATACTTCTACGCTATATGCCATTATCTATAAAGTTTTGTATAAACAACAAATTGATTAGGTTGTGATGTTTTACCATCTTGGAAAGTTTCCTTAACGCCTATAGTTATTTTATGAACACTGTAATCACCTCCATTTAAAAAGCCTTCCGCCCAAAACCTTCCATTGTTTTTTTCTCTTGCGGCACCATGCCACTCAAAAGGAGGATAGTTTTCATTGGCAAAAAGATAATAACCAGAACCAAAATTTAAAGAAGGTGAACCACTCCATATGGGGTTGTTAGCGTCAACATATTCTACTTTCCAAGGATACTCTCTCCAGGTATATCTTAGTCCTTGACCACCATATAAACCACCAAAATTAACTTTTAAAGGCATTTGAGCGCCGTCAGCAATTATCCACTCTAAAAAAGGATAAAGCTCGTTATGGTTCTTATCATACACTGCACATTCTAGTTTTTCTATATACAACTCAGAGCCTTCATCTTGACCAATATAGCTACCATTGTTCCAACCAGTAGAGCCAGGGTTAAATTTAGGATCTTCAGCTGTTGTAGCTCCAGGAACATTATATTGAGTAAAAAATCTTTGATTTCTACTTCTAACATTACTTATAGAAGTAGATGTAACTTCGTAATTTGTTGATATTCCAGACTTTTCAAACATAGGATATGTTTTAACATAGTTAACATTAGTTTGGCCAGCGTCAGGTTCTTCGCCACCAATACTAAAAGCCCATCCATCACCGTTCCATCCCGAATCATAAGGAGCGTCGGCAGAAGGGTTAGGTGTTGATCCCATTGTTGGAGCTGCATTACTAAAAAAGTTATTTGCTTTTGAAACAGTAGTTGGTAGCTCGTTATCTATTTCTAATTTAAAATTAAACTTTATTTCTTTATTACCCCAATTACTAGGATTATCTTTATTAAAATATAGAAGAGAATTAACACCAATACCTGTCTGGTTTAGCTTTATATTATAAGTTTTAGGAGTAGTAGAAGTGTCTTCGTACATCTTAAAGTAATCAGTTACATCTTGCGAGGCGCCAGCGACTATAGCTTCAACTGAGTTTATTGAAATGCTATAAGTGTTATTAACATTTACACTTCCGTTTTGTGTTACTATGTTTATATTGCTATTTAATAATGATTTACTTAATGCAGTTCCATCATATAAAATACTTTCGTCTCCAGTAAAAGAAAAAGTAGTTAAATCAGAAGGTGCTGTATTACTAGTTTCAGTTCCTATACCGGTATTTAATTCACTTATTAAACCAGAGGTTGTTGTTTCCCAATATAAATCTAAATCTGATTGAGTTGGTTTAGTTTCTGCAACTATTAAAGATTTAGAAAATTGAGCAAAATCATTTACATTTGGAGTTCCTGAAGTTATATTAGAGACTTGTTGGGTGCTAAAAAAACCTACTCTATCTTTGTTTTCACCATTATCAACATTGGCAACAAATGGATTATTATCTGACTTAACTAAAGGATCTGTAGTTCCTGGAACTAAAGTATTTGATGGATATTCATATCCTCCTGGATACGATATAGAACTAGCAACACCTTTTTGAGTCGTCCATTTACCCATGTCTAAAAACGGCTGTATAGAAACAACTGTCGATTCAATAACTGGCAATTGAGTTTGTCTTGAGTTCCATCTATTTACATCTACCGTACTAGAGTCAGCAGAGTTACCAGAATAGGTATAGTTAGGTTGCGCAACTCTAAAATACAAAGATTCTTTACTGCCATATATCCTGTCAGTAGGACCAACATTAGTCATGTCTCTTGGTAATTTATTTATATTATCACCATATAAAGATAAATTAGAAATATTAAAAGAATCACTATAACTTAGTTGAGTTTGATTATTTTTATAAACAACGTTGCCAGACATACTACCAGGCAGAAACATGTTATAATATTCTTGTTGTTGTTGTTTTACAACTATTTTATAACTATACCAACCTAAATTTTGATTGAAATTATTATATAATCCAGGGTAATTAGTTGGATTCCAAGTTTGTTTATCTGGTATTTTTTGGTAAAAATCTACTTTTAATGAGTTTCCAAAAAAGTTTATAATGTCAGAAGCTCCAGAGTTGTCGTAGGGAGCAAAAACTGTAGATCTTTCTTTGGCACCAGTTCCGTAAACAGAAGTTTCGTCAGCTAACATAACTGTAGATTGTCTTCCATACCTGTCAGAAAAGACAACGCCTACTTGGTAATTTCTACCTTGTTTTAAAGTGGCATTGTAATATTCTTTAATTTTGTTGTTTACAGTGCTAGCTATAGGAGGATTTGTGTTTATATTGAAATCAGGTGTAAAAGAACCATTTTTAACAGATGAAGTTACCTCATAAAAAGGCCTAGAAGGCAAAGCGTGGTTATCTACGTAATTACCATACATTATTCTATTGCCGGACGTTTCTTGAGATTGTGCTCTTACAGGAACTATATCGTTAACTCTAGTAACATCCGATTCAGGAACCACCTTGTAAGGTTTTTTACCTTTGTAAGTATATATAAATTGATTTCTATTAAATATAGTTGTGCTTTCTGGAGCGACTAAATAATCTGTGGAACAACCATCTTCAATGTTTACAGAATCTAAAACGTAAATATTATTATCTTTAGAGGATTTAAATAGTATTTCTATTTCGTCTATATGTAATTGCCTTTGTAATTCTAAATTAACAGTTGGGGTTGTTGAATTTTTACTACCTGGGTAATAAGGTAAATTAATAACTAAACCTATTTCGCTGGCTCTATTTTCCATAAAACCAAGTTCTGTGGTTCTAGTTGAGTTATCTTCATCTCCAAAAGTAAAACTACCATATTGAGCAGGCACAAAAACAGGTTGAGTAAAAGGAGCCATTAAAGAATACTCATTATCTGTATATTTAAATCTATAACTAAATCTTGGAAATTTATCTTTTAAAAAATCTCTATCACCATTAAATGCGGTGTCATATTCTGGATTTTGTAATTGAAATATTATAACATCACCTGGCGATGCCCAGCCTGCTGGAACACTTATTTGAGTGTCTACAGATGATTTATCCGCTGCAACGTTGACTTCATTTCCTATTACAGAGTATATAAATAAATCAACTTTACCAGGTGCGCTAGCATTTTTAACTCTAACTACAGGGCTTGTTGATGAACTTGATTTGCTAAAAAAGTTAGCTATAGAGCTATTAGATGCTCCAGTACCTGTCCAGTTGGGTTTATCTACGGGAGGCGCGGGTTGTGCAGTGTCGAGAAAGCTTAAAACATCATTTGATCCAACTGTTTTTATAGAATCTAAAGGGGCAGACAAAGATATTGGCAACCACTCAGTAGTTGTGGCTTTTACAGTAGAACTCCAGTTACTACCATCTTTTCTCATTAAAGAAATAGAATTGTAAGGATAGTATTTAGCTACTGATATTTGATCTTCACTGTAATAATATGGAAGTGAACTATTGCCAGGAGCTCTTTGTGAAGCTTTTTCAATATTTATTTTTCTAGGCTGGTTTCTATTATCAGTCCAAAACATTAAATCTTCTACTATATTAAAACCTAAAATAGGATGTGTTTTTGAAAAGTTTAAAAAACTACCCTCAACAAGTATAGAAGATTCATATCTGTTCTCTTCAGGAATTTCTAAATTACCATTGTACTTTATTCTAGTTATATAACAATGAGAGTTAAATAACTTAGCGTGATTATCAAGTTGTGTCTTTGATGCGTCTAAAAAAGTAGTTAAGAACATGTATATAGAACTACTATCTTCATGTGTAAACATACCTATAACTTCTAAAGGCTTTTCATTAGGAGTCAAAGCGGCGTTTAGTCCGTTTATAAAGCCAGGTAAAACGCTAGCATTTCCTTTAACATTTTCTAAAGCGCCTACATCTGCGCCTTCAGATCTACTAACATTTATATTTCTACCTTCTCTATATTCGCCATTAGGAATCAGTCTAGCGTCTGAATCCCTATTCATTTTAGATTTTACAAATGTGTTTTTAACTTGAGCCATATTAATGTTTAATCTGTTTAGATTTGTTTCTCATTATTCTAACTATTTGATCTAGTTTAATATCTGATAATCTTATTTTAGCATTTCTTAACTGTGCTCTTCTATCTTTTTTAAATCTTTGAACAATGTATTCTTGAACTCCAGATCTTCCAGCTAATATAGAATAAGCTATATGCATATACATCGCTTCCTCGGCCATCTTAGGCACCTTAGAATCAGTATCGTAAGCTAAACCGTCTGATATATATTCTAAAACAACTGTTCTACCATTCATATCACTAGAAAAAGATATAGTACCTCTAGCTGGATTCATTGTAAAATAACCATTTACTTGAGTTGTTTCAGGTAAAGCTCCATATCTCATGCCTAGTTGCTGATGTCCAAACATGTAACCATCACCGTAGTAGTTTTCAACTCCATTTTGATAAGCGTCAAAACCACCACTTAATCTTCTTTGATTTAGGTTATCCCAGTTTCTAGAAGTGTCAGAAGTTCCTTGAGTGTTTGAACCATATTGGTCTTGTATAAAATCTCCATTGACAGTTTGTAATGGTACATCTGTAGGTTTTATAGTTAAATTATCAGATGGATAAATAATATGTTTAATACCATAAGCATCGGTCCAAGATAATCTAACGTAATTAACATAGTCTTGTGGTATTATCATCGATAGACTTGGTGTAATTGTAACTTCTTGAGATTTAATACTTTTTAAAGTATCATAACTAAATTCTTGTAAACCTCTTTTAGCGTGGAATATGACGTCAGTTCTTTTAACACTTGGTATTAGCTTACCTGTGCCAACATATGTAGCTATAAAAGTGTTTATAATATCATTAAGCTTCACATAAGAATAGCCTCCATAATTGTTTTGTACAGCAGCTATTTTCAAAATTATTCTAGCTATAGCTGGTCCAGCAACAGCAACACTTACATCTAATGTTTTATTATTGTTACTTAGTGATATAACACCTGCGGAATACGGATTATAAGTAACTCCACCGTCTGTGCTTATTTCAAATATAAAATTAGCATCAGCAGAAGAAGAACTTAAAACTAGTTCAGTATTAAAAGTTGTTTCAAAAGAACTTTGAGTTGTAGCTGCTGCTATTAAAAATACTTTTTCGCCAGCGTAATATTCTTCGTTAGTTTCTGTAATTAGTCCCATTTATTAACTTTTTTCGTTTTGATCTTCTGCCATAGCCATTTGCTGTGCTGACTGTATTATTTGTGGATCTCTTATTACTATACCTGAGTATTTAAGTATGTTTAGTATAACTTCTGTTTGGTCAGTATTGTCTATTTCAAATTGAGTTGATCCATACGTAGTTCCGCTATATATACTATTAGAAGCAAGCGTGACAACAGCATTAGTGCCACCACCTCCACCACCACCTGCTTGAAATACTGTTGAATCAAACGTTAAGGTATCACCTGCCGCAAAACCAGTTCCAGGCTTGTCCACATTTAATCCTGTTATAACGCCAGTATTACTCATGGTCAATGTAAACTCTAACCCGCTGCCGTTACCTACATAAGTAATACCATTTGAAGATGTAGTTAATCCAGACCAAGATATACTAGTTGGCTGGCTAGACGTTGCAACAAAATTAGTAGTTAAAAAATTAAACAAGTTGTTATTTGCCAATAAAAGCCCTGTTGGAATATATGCATTGCTGTCGTATATGTATTGACCTAAAGAGCCTACTGAATAACCAAATCTTACATTGCTAGGTTTTCTTATGTATGTTACTGAAATATCTGATTGTATAGAACTAGGTTCTACATAAAGCTTTGGAGATGGAGTTGTAGTTAATTTGTCCTCGTATGAGTATACAGGAAAGGAAGCAGAAGGTTTTGTTAAAGGTGAAAGTTTTAAATACAATAAATCATTTCTTTGCACTCTTTCAACTTCTGTTGAGTCTTTATATATAACAGTACCTATTCTGTGTAAGCCTGTAGGAGTAGTAAAAAGTTTGTTAGCACCGTCCCAAGTGCAATTGCCTTGAGTTTTAAATATAGATATTTTATCATCTACGTTTTTAACTCTATCGGCATATTCTGTTTCATCTTGACGTATACGTAAGTTCTGGTTCAAGTCTTCAAAATACTTTTCAAATATTTCTAACTGAACTTGTGTGCCTGTTTTATTAAATTCATCAGGAGTTATATAACCTCTCTGTTCTTTGTTTAATATTAATAAAACCGTTTTATAAACTTCATTTACGTTTATTGCCATTTTAATATTTTTAAAAAAAAAGGGTGGCGATAAAACCACCCTTATTTATAATCACTTGTTATTTAAGTTTTTTATCGATAGATTTGTAAACTTCAAGTCCTTCATCTGTTTGGAACCAAGCAGCCATTGCTGAATATGGATTCTCATCAAAAGGAACTGTCATTAATTTTCTACCGTTAGTACCCCAAGTAAACGTTCTTTGATCTTGAGACAACTTAATAATACCTGACTCAGTTGCGTTAATAGCAAAGTTTCTAAGTACTACATTTTCATCTTCTGCTAAATCTAAAAACAATTTAGGGTTTCTTTTAGCAAATATTAATATATCTCTTTTTAGCTCTTTAGAACTTAAACCAGATACAGCTGAACCATTTTCAACTCTTAATATAGCTTCTGCTTGTTCAATATCCATTACTGAAGCAGCGTTTAATGCTTTAATTTCAAATTCTATCATATCTAATTCATCGACAGCTACAGCTTTTTTGTCAAATTCATTATAAACTTTTCCTTTAGCTGGATGGTATATAGATAATAGTTTTTGTAATTGAACTTTTTCTTTTGGCACAAATAATGTTCCATCTTCAAAAACAATATGCTCTAAAGTAACTGGCCCTTGTTGTTCATCAACAAACACAGACTTTTGATTAGTTGCATATCTTAACTCTCTGTTATAACCTTTTATTGGGTCAAACCAAAACATTGGATGTCTAGGAGTGTGTCTTGAAGGAATTTTAAATGTTAATGGTTCTTTTGAACCTGTTAAAAAATAAGTTCTATCTTTATATTCCCAAGTATCTTTTTTTACTTCAGGAGTTGCTGGGGCTTTGGCCACAGGCTTTTTCTTTTCTTTTGTTTCCATAATATAATATAATATAATAATTAAAAAAGACCCCGCCGAAGCGGGATCTTATTATTGTTTTTTAAGATACAGTTACCGATAAAACATTTTGGCTAAGAGCATCTGGATAAATACCAGGGCCAGCAGCACCATTTATTTTATTTATAGCGTCAGTAATCTTGTCAACGTCTCCTTGAACAAAATCAGAAGAAGCGGTAGGAACTATTGTTACAGTTCCACTAGGTACATATTTAACTATTATTTCTACATCAGCAGAAGTTCCTAGTTTTATTGAACCTACGTTTTCAGCAGGTAACAAATCATATTCGCTACCAGCTTTTTTTAATTTTACATATCCCATTTTCTTTATCTTTTAAAATGTTAATAATTATATAGTTGACTTAAACAATACGAAGTTATTCGCAGCTTGAGTAACTAAACATCTTTCAGATAAGAAGTGTACTTCCATAGCATCAAGAGCAGAAGTATAAGCACCACCTACAGAACCTGTAATCCAGTTTTTATATCGTCTGTCATCAGTTTGAGAAGCTCTATATCTTACATGTAAGAAAGGACGTCTAATGTTTGATCCTAACATTTGATCATAAACAGTAGTAGTACCAGCAGGAACCATAACACCATCAATATCAGATGTTAAACCTCTAGTAGTAGCATCGTTTAAGTATTTCCAGTCAGTCTTGTAGAAGTCATAAGAACCTCTTCTAAATCCTGAAAAACCAAAGTTAAGTGCCATTTCTGATTCATTGTCAAATAAACCATAAGAAGCAGCTTGTGTACCAGCGTAACCTCCGCCAGCCATAGCAGCAATCATATCATCAAAATCCAAAGCAGTAGCTCTGTTTAAGAATAACATGTTTTCTTCAATAGCTCCTTGCTTGTCAAGTTGTTTAAGAATAGCATCAAAATCACCTAATGCACCAGCTCCAGGAGCAGCAGCACCAGCAAAATTTTGCCATACGTTACCTCTTGTTTCAATAGCATCAAATAAACCTTGAGTACCTATTGGAGCAACTCCATTAGTGCCATCACTAGTAAATTGAGTATTACCAGCTGTGTAGTCAAAGGCGCTAACGCCAGAAGCAGCAGCAGCTTTTACACCTTCAACGCAAGTCATTTCTAAGTAATCTTCAAATCTTAGTCTTGTTTCAGACTCAGCTTTTAGATACCACATGTAACCTGATGTTCCATCTTCAGTAGCAACTTCAATCCAACCAATTTGAGCAGCGTCAGAACCTGATACTTCAAATTTATCTTTAATGATAACTGGGTTGTTTGCATAAGTTTTTGGAGTAGGCTCAATAGATCCAACCATTTGGTTAGTTCCTTTAGCAAATTCAGAACCATAAACAAACAGTTTTAATCCAGTAGTTCCCAAATTAGCAGCAGTTAAAGTAGCAGCTTCGTAAGGTACAGCAGTAATAGTTAAACCAGCAACAGCTACAACTAAAGCTTTTACAGTAGTAAAGCCATCAGCTATAACTATAGTTTGATTTACTCTTACAGCTTGGTTACCTGTTATAGTTAAAACATCACCAGCTCTAGTTACACCTTCATAAGCGATGTGTAATCTATTTTGCTCAGACCAAATTACTTGATCAGATGTCATAGGCATTTCAGCGCCTACCATTCTCAAGAAAGCAGATAAAGTTCTGTTTCCGTATCTTTCTACTTCAGCTTCGTAAAGCTCAGGTAGATATTGTTGTGTCCAAGTCGAAAAATTAGCGTCGTGAAAATTGATATAGTTATCAACCACAGCTTGTTGTTTCGGCATAGGGACAATTGATGGTGGAAATGCTCCGCCACCTGCAGAATTGTCTAAAAATCCCATTTTTATATTTTAGTTTAAGTTATTTTTTTATTTTATTTATTTTTAACTTAGAACTTGTATCACCAGAAATAGCTCTTACTTTAAAACCATTTAAATAAACATCACCCGGAACCTCAGTTCTAGCGTCTTTGCTTATGTTCTTTGATTTAGCAGTAATATCTTTCACAGCGTCACTTTTACCTTGCTCATAAAAATGAGAAGCAATAGTGTCGATGTTTCTAGCTCCATATATAGCTTTGTGGTATGCACCTGGATCATTAACTGTACCATCTTCGTTTAAGAACTTCTTAATAAATGTTGTTAGATCAGATTGCGCCTCGGCAACTTCATTAGCATCTTTAACGCCATATCTAAATTTCTTTTCACCAACTTCGAAATCAAAACCTTTGAAATCATTAGTAAAATAATCTTTAGTTGCGGCTTTAAAGCTCTCATGACTTTGCTTTGCTACCTCTTGTTCTTTGTTATATCTATTGAAAAAGTCCATTGCTTTTTGTTGTTCTTGAGTAACGCCCGGTCTCAACTTGATCTCGTCGTAATACTTCTTTTTCGTTTCCTCCAAAAAGTTTTTGGCTTTTGCAATTTCTTCCTTATAAGCAAGTTTCTTTTTCTTTTGCTCACGTTCCTCAGCTTCTTCAGGATCAAAGTAAAATTTATCTTCTAATATAAAATCTACTTCTTCTCTATCTAAATGAGGCTTAGTCTGTTTGTAGTATTCCCTAAGTAAAACATCTTCATCTACATTAGTGTAGTCTCTGTTTAGTCTTGCGTAATCTTCTAATGTACCACCAGTTTCTTTCATAAATTTAACAAGTTTTTCTACATTTTCAGGTAAATCTACTTGTTCTATAACTTGCTCAGGCGCTTTTATAACCGGTTTTTCTACTGGAACTTCATCTTCTGCCACTTCATTTATAACAGTAAATTCCTCTTCTTTAACCGGCTCTTCTTTAGTTTCTACTTTTTCTTCAACCTTTTCTTCTACAATTTCTTGTACAATTTCTTTAGTTTCTTCAGGTTGTTTTGTTTCTTCTTCTTTTTTAGTTAAATCTACTTTAGTTGTTAGTTCTGTTTTAACTAATTTTTTAGGTTTCTTTTTCATTTTAAAGTCACCTTGTTCTAAGGTTCCATCAGGAGCCTCTTTTACTTCTTGTTTTTCTGACATAATATAATATAATAATTAATAATTAACCCATTCCAAAAGGATTGAGTATTGGCATAGGCTCTTCACTAGGTGTTGGCTGATCTTTTTCAGTTGCACTTGTTTCAAAGCTTGTTGGTAATAAATCGTTTTGTCTTTGGTCTATTAATTGAGACTGTTGAGAACCTTCAATACGTACTCTTTCATCTTTACGGTCTTCAATTTCTTTTTCTTTGGTTTTTAAACCATTAACTTCCATTTGTTTTAATTCTAAATCAAACTTATGTTGTTGGTTCATGATCATTATTTTAACTTCTGCCTCTTGTCTATACTTTTCTAAATCAAACTGTACTTTAGCTTGTTCGAACTGTACTTTCTGCTCTGTTAATATTTGTTGTTTTTGAGTTTCAGCTAAAGCTTGCTTTTCAGCTGCTTCTGCTTGTGATTGAGCTTGCTGTTGTATTTGCTGAAGTTTCATTTGTTGTTCAGCTGCTTGCTTTTGCTGTCTACGTTGTTTTAGCAATTGATTAGCTAATGTTAAGTTTTTAACTTCTCTAATGTCTATAGCGTCTTCTAAATCGATACCACCGGTTTTTAAAGCTATTTGTATATTTTCTTCTAGTTTAGCTTTTTCTTCATCATCTGGCTCAAGATCTAAAAATATACCAAAATCATATATATTTTTATCCATAAGCTCTGTTAATGTAGAAACATTAAACTTAGTTATACTGTTTTGTAAAGCTGATCTAGTAAGTGGAAACATTAAAGCATCACCTATTCTAAGCGATATGTTTTCACAGTTTTTAAGTGTTAAATACAAACTAGCTTGTAATATGTGTCTAGTTGCGGTATTTGAATTAGCAGCAGCGATTTTTTGTAAACCTACTAAAGAGTTTTTATCAGGACTACTAGCGTCTCTAGCTTCATTAAGTCCGGTAACATCTCTTATAAGTTGTAAATAGTATTGATAAGTTTGTATAAGACTTTGTATTTTAGCACCACCACTACCACTTTGTAATTCTTGAATAGGAACTTTACCAGGATTCATATCACCATCTTGAGTGAATGATCTACCAACAATAGAACCTGTTTGAAAATACATATTTAAAGCTTCTTGTGGATTATATGTTGTTCCATTGCCTAAATCTACCTCAGCTAAACCATCTACATCCATATAAACACCATCAGGAACTACTCTAGACAATACTTGTTGTAGCTTAAGATGCGTTAGTTGAATCATATCTGCAAAACCTGTTATACGGTTAACTAATGAATCTATACGTCCTTTATACATTCTAGGAGCACATATATTATAATTCATATTAACTTTAGTAGTATCAGCATTAGGTCTTGTCATATTCTGAGCCATTTCCCATCTTAACATTTTAGGGTGGCCTAATATTTTAACACCGCTGTATAATACTTCTATAGATCTAAAAGCTTTAGTAAAGTTAACTTCTTCAGGTGGATTAAATGCATCTGTTTTTTCTAATGCTTTTTCTAAACCATTTGGAGTTTCTTTTATTTTAAACACTTGATTAGTAAAAGTTTTATATTCAAAATATATTACTTGTATTTTATCATCAAAATATCTACCTTCTGCTCCGTTTCTATAGTTAGAATTACCTGGATACTTACTTATTTCTTTTAATTCTTCAGGCGTAAGCATAGGAAACTGTTTTTTAAGCTCTGCCATGCTAAGTCCTTTTACCTCGCCAACATACCATATGTCTTCAAAGTTTGGGTCCTCAGTATATGAATAAACTAAATTAGCAGGATCAACATAGCTAACTCCAACACCTTCTTGTAAATTAAATTCAGTTTTTGAACAAGCGATACCTAACACTGTTAAATCATGGTTTAATCTTCTTCTAACTAAATCATATTTATTATAATCTAATACATAGTTAATAGCTTCTTCTTGAGCTATTTCTACACCTTGCTTGTAATTAAGCTGCATATAAACAGAAACTTCATCAGGGTTAGTTGGCATATTAGATTTACCACCACCTGTTGAAACATCTAAACCTAGTTGAGCTTTTGCTTTAGCTATATATTCTCTAGCGTAAATATCTTTCATTAAACCTTGAACATATGCAGATCTTTTTCCAGTAGAAGAAGGATCTTGAGCATAAGCTTTAATATCGTAATTTTTTTGAGACATACCATTTACAACTATGTCTACAAATTTAGAAATAATAGGTACAGGTGTCCAGTCTAGATTTAAGTAAGATAAATCTCCATTTATAGATAGTTCATCTTTGTATTTCTGAACTGATTGTTCTCCTCTAGCATATAGTCTTAATTGATGGAAATTATTGTAGTTAGTTGCAAATCTATAACCTCCGGCTCCAGTTCTAGTACCACTAAACCATTCGCCTTCTATTGCTTGTCCTACTTTTAATCCATAGTCATAAGACGCTTTAACTGCATCAGGTACTACCTGATCCGGAAATGAACTTCCATAACTAGTTTCTATCATTTATTTTGTATTTTTGAAACAAAACCATCATTGTCATATTTTTTAAAACTTAAATTTAATGGTTGTTTATTTTTAATTGCATTAGGTCTATAATTATTTTTATTGCAAGCCATTATAGCTAAACCTGAACTAATAGTAGCATCAAACTTAGTCCTGTTATTTATATTAAATTTAGACCAGTCTTGTAATGTTTTTTGGTGATACATATCTCCAAAAGAATCTTTTAATATACCTACATAATTTTCTATATAAGCTTCTATAGCAGCTGCGTGAGCTTGTTTAATATCTTCACTTGAATTAGGTATTCCACCTATTTCTTTTTCAGTAGTAGATAATCTATTCCAAAGTTTATCAGGTCTATTCATGCTAAAACCCCTGTAACCTCTTCGTCTTAAATAATACAATAGTCTAGGTCTATTGTTTTCAGCCAATATTGGCATACCGTAAAAAACTAAAGCCATTAAAACTTCTTCAAAAAACATATCAGCTGTTTCTGGTCTAGCTATATATTCTAAGAAAAAATGATTTGGCGGTGCGTCTTCCATTGAAAACTTGGTTAATCCGTGTAAAGCTCCATTAGAGCCTTTACCATCAACAGTGCCGCTAATGTCGTAACTATCACATCCAAAAGCACCTAAGTGTTCGTTGCCTGGGTATTTAATACCGTTTTTAACTATAACTCTATTTTGCAAGTCACTTGTTGGTACCCAACTAATATTAAATCTACCATTTTTATCAGGAACAAACTGAACCCTAGTATCTTTAATCCCACCTTCCCACATAAATTTACCTCTAGTAACGTTAGCTTTGTTATTAAATTCATCATTATAATCTATTTGTTCATAGATTTTTATTAAATTAAATAAACTTTCTTTTGTTTCGTCTCTAAAAGCATGCGCTTCAGTTCTTGGAAATTGCCTGTAGTATTCGTTTAAACTATCTTGATCAGACTTTAAACCGTCGACTTCGTTTTCCCAGTGCTCGATAACTCCTGTTGCAATTTCGTAACCATCAACTCCTTTAACTGTAGCTTTACCTCTAACGAAGACAGGTAATCCATGAGTATCGATGAATCCTTCGTAGTTCCATTCCATAGGAACGAACAAGCTATAGAGCCCAGAAGATGTTTGTCCGTTTCTATTTCTTTTAGTAACGTCTGAATTGTTGTAAAGTCTTTTAAAGTTTTCTCCACCTTTGTCTAAAGCATTTGAAGTTGAGCCCATCATACATTTACCTACAATTCTAGAACCAAGACGTAGTGTAGTTTTTGTAACTCTCCAGTTGTTTAATATATTATCAGGTCTTTCCCATTTACCACTTTCATCATGAGCTAATAGCTTTAGCTTTTCACCATCGTAAGAGTTATCACCAGTATTTTTCCAGTCAATAGTTGTATCAAGTCCGTCTAGCTCTCTTAGTTGTTCATTGCTTTCAAGCTTCCTTCTAGTAAGCTTCGAAGCTGGAACTCTGTATGCGAGTTCTGTTTTAGGACGATCCATACCGTCCTGGATCGGTTTGAAGAAAAACGGATAGTTAACGGATATTGGGACGACTTTATCTGTAAACATTTTTTTAGCATCTGATCCAGATTTAGAGAGTATACCAAATCTGGCATCACTAGATATTGTTGCTTGGTTAACAAGTTCAGCCGAGGACATAAATGAAAATCCAGATCTTCTGTTCTTAAGGTAGCACATTCCGTAACATCTCGTATCTGCCTTACATGCTTCCCAAAATATAAAGAATAATCTATTTGCTTCTCTAAAATCAGGGGCTCCAACGTCGATCTTTGACCATTGCAAGTACATGTAATGAGTGCCAGTAATGTAAGTAGGAGTACCATTGTTATAAAACCAAAATCCTTCTTCTCGTCTAGTAAATTCATCATCAATATAATCGTACCATTTTTCTTTAAAATCTGTAGGGTATTCATCCCAGTCAAATCTACTTTTAATTTTACTTAATTCTTTTGGATATTCTGCTCTTTCCCAGTATTGTTCCGCTTTTTCTTTACTTCGTTTAAACGGTTCATCTGTTGTTGGTAAAGCAATCCTGAGATTCTGTATTTCAATGATTTGTCCAATTTTTCCAGTTTTACTTATTACTATAAAATCATAATCAGAGTTGTAACCATACTCCCATTTTTTAAATCTATTGTTTTTAGCTAATATCTTAGGATTTACAACGTCCTTAATTTCTTTCCAAAGAGTTTGTTTATAACTCACTTGCTTCTCCCTTCTGCAAAACCTTTAAAAGTTTTTTCTACTTTAACTTCCTTAGGTTTTTCATTTAGCATATCCTCTTCTACTTGAATACGATTAAGTATTTCAAAAGCATCAAATATAGCTAGCTTCTTAGTTGCGGCAGCGTTTTTTAATCTGTCAGCGCTTACATCATCGTCTGAGTCAACAATCTTTTCTTTTGCTACCTTAATTAATTCCTCAACTGCTTTTTGCCCAGCTTGGATTATTTTCTTTTTCGTTTCCTTGGTATTCATGAGTTAAAGCTATATCATTAGATTTCATACAATAAAGTCGTTCACCTTCTATAATAAACTCAAACTCAGAGTCAGGTGTAAACGTAATAAGTGTTTCAGGTGTTATTCCTAGAGCTTCTAAGGACTTATTAGAATATTTAACTATTCCAACATTAGGTTGTTCTTTTCTGTTCTCTAAAATGCTTTGGTTTTTTAGTGGTTTTACGAAGCAATAATCTAAATGTGGTTTTAAATTATACATATAGATTTGTTCAGGTATAACAAAATAAAAATCATCTTTAAAATAAGTAGAGCTATTTCTTTCTCTATCTTTTTGATCATACCATCTTCTAAATACGTTGTGATGAACATAAACCTCATCTCCTATATTTACTTCAGTAGTATAAGCTGCAGGAGTTGAAACTACTACAGCTTTTTTACTAATAAATCTATGGTTTTCAATGCTAGTATTGATAATAAGGTCAGTATCATCAACTCTTCGTATATTGTCATACCTATCTTCAAAAGGTTTAACAATAAAGTAATATAAGCTTTTCACTAATATTTAAGATCATACTCTACAGAGATCGACATATTAGCATTAAACTTTTTCCAAGGTAAGACTTCATTATTTTTAGTTATAAAAATATTATATGATTGGTCTTTGTCTTCAAAAAGAATATCGCTAATTACGTGTCCGCCATATACTTCCTGACCGGTTGAATAATGCATTGCATCGTTCTTATAGTCAGAACCTATACTAATCTTCCTTATTACTTTCGACATCTTCTTCTATCTTAGTATAAGAACCATCTTCAAGGTCAATATTAATAGCTCCGTATTCAGCTTCTAATATTTCTTTGTAATCTTCAATTTCTTTGTTGGCTCCAGCTATTTCATGAAGTAATCCATGCTTTTGGCTTTCTAATAAACCGATGTTATGGACTAATTCGTTAAGCTGTTTTTGTTGTTCTTGAATTAATTTTAATTCTTCTTCTTTAATTTTCATTTGATTTGATTTAATTGTTTGTTTTATTGTTGTTCTTCTACTGGTGGACCTGGTGGAAATGGATCTATACCGTGTTTAGCTAACTCAGCTATCCATTCATCCTCATCTATAGTCTCATCTATAAACCACTTACAATAAAGCTTCTGGTGCGGATCTACAAATCCATAACCTTCAACGTTTTTCTTCAATGAATTATCATATGCTATCCAATAAGTTCTAACTATAGGATTGTCTATAGGAATATTACCACTCATAATTTTTTTTTACATTTAATTATTAATCAATAGGGTCTGGTTCTGACCAAGCTGCAGTTGCCATTAAAGCTAAAGCTTCTGTTTGGTTCATTACATCACCAACAATAGGCAAGCTACCGTCTGTCACAA